GGAGTAACGGATTTCGTACATGACCTTGTAGAGTAATCCGTATTCCTCGACGTTGATTTGAGACAGCAGGTTGCGCTTACCGAAGTCACCAGAGCCAGTCGGAGCCCACGATGGAAGAAGCTGGAAGACGCCCCAAGAGTTAGTGGCCGTGGCGCTCGCAAGCAGACCGTAAAGAGCCTGCACGTCAGATATTGAAGTCGTATACATGACGCCAGAGTAGGTCGTCGTGCGGGCGAGATACTGGGTCTTTCCGTAGAGTTCAGGGACGGACGGATCGACGAAGCCGATGAAGCGACCGCCTTGTCCGGTCTCGAAGCACGCGCCGTTGTAGCCCTCAGAGGACGGGACTGCTACAGGCTTGCCAAAGGTAGGACCAGGGGCGGCACTGATAACCGTGACGGGAGGTCCGAGGGTCGAGTCGTCGTATGCGCCGCCGAAGTCGGAAGGCAGGCCAGCGAGAGGACCACCAGTGAAACCTCCAGAAGACTCAAAAAAGTTGGGGTGGCTGGTGATGTTCTCGGCGGTCAGGCCGTTGGCCGAAGAACAGTTTGCCCGGGTACGGACGCCACTGTTTACAGTCGGGTCGATGCCGACGTAGTCAACCTTCAGGGTAGCAACCCCGAGGTTGTCCCAAGAGATGCTGCCCTTGTGAGACTTGCAGTAAGTGTAACCACCAGCAGGAAACGCGGTGCCACGCACGAACGGCGCAAACGCCCCGGTGTTTTGGTCGGACTTGAAAGTCGCGTTGATGACGATCAGGCCGAAGCCGTCCGAGGTGGTAGTCCATCCAGGCTGAAGGATGTCAGCGGTTAGTGCGTTGCCTTTTTCGATGCGTGCCATGTCGGTAAATTACATCTGGCTTCCGTAGCCGTCAATCTGCGGGTTGGCTGTAGCCTGCTTGGTGAAGTCGGGCGGGGTGTAACTGCCACCCATTGCGATCTGCTGGAGCAGGGCTGTGTGCTTGCGCTGCTCGTCGAGCTGAGCGGTGACGGCGGCAAGGACCGGGTTGGCTCCCACGCCGACGACATTGGAGAATCCTTCGGCGCCTGCCATGGCTCCCTTGCCCTGGACATCGAGCGCCTTCTGGGCGTCAGACTTGGTTTCGGCTGCTTGCTTTGCGGCGGCCGCTTCGGCGGCGGCCTTCTGCTTGGCAATCATCTCAGGCTCAACGGCGACGCGAGCAGCCGAACGGCTTTCGAGGACTCTCTGCATCTCTTCGTCCTTAGAGTAGTCGTTGACGCCAAAGAACATTGCACCGGCTTTTAGATTTCGACGGAGATAGTCCAAAGGACCTGTAGACTCTTTCAGGTACTGGACCATGGCCGCATCAGCCTCACCACCAAATCCTGCAAAACCTCCCTCTTTGCCCTGCTCCTCGGCTAGAGCCTGTGCCGCCAGCTTGGCGTTCTGGCGATCTAGTGCGTCCTGACGACGGCGTGCCGCTTCTTGGGCGGAGCCGACCGTGCCCTCGCGCATATACTTGTTGCCGCCACCTTCGGCCACGGCCTTGGCGTCCTGCACGGCTTGCCGGTTCTTCTCGATGGCCGCAGAGATGGAACTCATGGCCGCGTTGAGCAGGACCATCGGGGCCGCGAAGGAAAGGAACAGGTCCTTGCCGAAGTTCTTGAAGCGGTTCTCGATGCCCTCCATGTTCTTCTCGAGGGTGCTGATGGACTTCTTGACCTTCTCGGTCACCTGCTCGGCATTGGTATCGCCGTTGATGCTGAACTTGATGATGTTGCTCATGCTTCGGTCTTTTCGAGTGAGTCGATTAGTTCCTCATCCTCAGATGTGAGGACCTTGAGTTCGGCGCCCTTGCTGATCGCAAAGGTGGAATTAAGCCAGATGGCTTGGCACTCAGGCATCGTCCATGCGCGCTCCTCCGGGATGCCGTTGGAGATAAGCGACGCGACCACCGTCAAGACCCACGGGGTTCCGCTGGTCTCGGAAGCCTTGGCTTTCTTCTCCCAGAACTTAGGCCACGCCTCAATCAGGACGAACTTGGAAAAGCGGTCAATCTGCTCGACGAAGTAATCCTCGTTTGAGGACATCTTCCCGAGATACCAGGAGTCCTTCAGCGTCAGCTTGTCGAGGCGTTCGCCGGAGCAAATCTTCACGGCCACCAGCAGATCAAGCGGACGGATGGGAGCACCCGAACGGAGCAGGGGGCTTTCGGCTGCTTCCAGCTGCACGCGGTGAAGCAGGCAGAACGGGGAAACAAAACGGCCCAGGAGTTTGGTCAGCCCTGGGTCCGTGAAAGCGGATGTGAACCGCTTATCCATGCGGTTAAGCGATGGTGACGCCTTCGTAGCCCACGGCAGTCACGGTGACTGCGGAGTATCCACGATTAGAGCCCTTGTCGGAAACTTTGGTAACCCAGCCGGAGAAGGCCGTGGAAGCCGCGCCGCTAGTGTAAGCGGAGGCGGTGTTGACCGTCAGCGTGAAGTTGGCGCCGAGCTGAGGAATGGCCGTCGTTTTTGCGATAATCTCGACGCTCACCTGACAGCGTCTGTCGTCGCCGCGCCAAGCAACGGTCTTGCCCGTCTCATCGACGATGGTCGCTTCGGCGGTGAACTCGCCGTCGTTGGTGTAGGACTGGACGACCGCGTTGGACACGGTTGCGCCCGTCAGGCCATAAATTGCGGTTACCCCTTTGACGATTGCAGCCATATACTATTGCGGATAAGGTAAGGTTAGCCCTCGGGGTTCACGACTACCAGAATGTCGTAGACTAGGACCGATGCCCAGGAGCGCTCGTTGACCCCCTCATCCTCGGACAGAGGGGTAATGTCGTAGCAGTGGGCGTCGGCCTGCAGGGTGAACACGGCCTGCAGCGCTTCGAGGTCCTGCATGGCCCCGGCGATGGCGGCCATCCGGGCTCGGTGATCGGCTAGGGTCACGTCGTCGGCAGAGTCGAACAGGGTGACGCGGACGGAGCAGGAGTAGTTCCCTAGGCCATCCGGGAAGTCGTTAGGCAGGCGGGCGGAGTCGCAGAGCACGATGGCCTTGGGGAGCACGTTCGTGTCGGCGCTGTCGCCCTTGTAGATGTTCACCCCGGCCAGTTCGGTCTGGGCGGTGAGGTGGGCGGCCACTGCGGCTTCCACGATATGGCGGGCGGATTTGGTTCCCATAAAGTTATTTGCGGCGCTTGTTGGCCTTTTTGATGGTTGGGTAGAAGTATTCTTGGACGGCGGTTCGCATCTGTTTGACGCGGTTTCTGTAGACGATGTTCTCGGTCCCGGACTCAGATGCAACGTTGTTGATATTCCCGATCAGGTTCATCACGGTCATCGAGACGAAGCCAGGGCTACGGCTTGCGCTGAACACGCCCTGAGCTGAACGCTTGTTTGCGTCCACCCACGGGGCGTCATATGTGCCGAAGTTACGCTCGACGCCCTTTTTGGTCACAGGCTTGGGGACCTGCTGCATGACCGCCGCCCACCCGGCCTTGACGCGTCCGACCTTGAACTGGCGTTCGGCGATGTAGGCATTGAGCGCGTCCGAGGACTTGGCGAAATATTGAGGCCCGATGTATCGGCTGAACTTAGGCCAGCGACCGCCGACCGCACCCTTGGCCTGGTCGTGGATGCCTTTCAGGTCCGTGGCCATGCCGAGCACCTTGTTGCCTCGGCCCATGATAGAGGCTTTGCTAAGGTAGTTCTTAGCCTTGGCTTGGGCGCGCTGCCAGTCCGTATCCTCCATGATCTTGCGCATGACCGGGGACAGGCTTTCAATCTTGGACTCCGTCACGTTCTGGTGCAGTTGGAAGAACGTCTGGGTGTCGTTGCCCTTAACCGCGTTGATGACCTGGCGCAGGAAGACCGTCCGTCCCTTGACGGGTTTGTCTTGGGGAATAAAGATGCGTTTGATATCGTTGCCGGTCTTGTTCATGCCCGCCTTGTGGGCGGCCACGCTCAGGCCACGGCCCCCACCTTTGGGCATCGGCGGGGTGAAGGTCATGGCGTCCCGGCACATCAGCCTGATCTGCTGGCGGGTGACCATCTCCATGTCGACTTTCAGCTCATCGACGAAATGCCTCAGCGTCGCGTTGAAGTCCGCGAGGCTGGCTGGTTCGATGGCCGTCTGCTTGGCCATTACTGGTTGTCGTCGATGCAGGTGAGCTCGATGACGGCGCTGGCCTGCTTGTAGGACTGGCCCTTGACCCGGAGGACCTGCCCGTTGACCGTCAGTTTCTTGCCCGGGGCTAGGGCGGCCAT